CTATAGCAAAACGCTGGGATTGAAACGCATATCGAGTTGCGCTCATAAGGTCATCCCGTAGAGGAACCACCTTTCCATCTTTTCTATGATACATCCTGAACTCTTCAAACCAGTCTCCAAGAGTATTAAATACTTTAAACTTACCAGCTTCTACTTTTTGAAGCATTGCCATCAAGCCTTCTTCTATTGAGTTAGAACCTTTATCTGTACCCAATGCCGGGGGATTGGTAAAATGCTGTAGTAGGAAATTACATCCTAAGTTCCTGTACTGATCAGCTAGTCCCGGGTTCCCCATACTATCCCTGCGATTTCCGTCATGCGGGTAGGCTATGGGAATGAAATGCGGCCTCATTCTTATATTTTGCGCGTGTACCGTGGGACTTGCTTTGGAAGCTCTGTAGCAATCGTAGATATAGAAGGTTTCGCTCTCGTTGTCTACAGCACACCAAACTAATGCGGTGGGGTGATCCCACCCGAAATCTATTGCAGCTATTCTAGGCCAGTGATCCTCGATCCTGATCGGATCAATCATTATATCATCTTCTGATATAGGGAAGACAAGGCCAGAGCCGATAGAAGGTCTTCCGTATCTACGCATCTCCCTCTCATGCGGGGAATATGCTGAGAGAATCTGGGTCATCACGGTTTCAGAGAGGTGACCACGTTCCCCCTTCATGGAGAATATTCTTTCAGAAGCATCATCCCATGTAGCGTTAGTCAGGGATTGGCCGGGCTGGATACGGTTCATAAAGGAAGCCACTGTTTCGGTCATTCCATTTTCTGGAGTGAAGGTCATGTAAACCATGCCTCGTCTATCTAGCGTCCTCGTCACCGCTTGGCTGTATAGCTCACGGCTAGGCTCTTCATCCAGCCAGACACAATCTACTGATCTGCCCTGCCACTTCTCTACGCCCATCTCATAGGCTTTAAAGAATAAAGAAGAGTTCCCACCGCTAACATGGCGCACTAAGGCTACCGATTTGGCGTTAGGGACACCGGGTTTGCGTTCAGTTTTTACTATTGTTTTTTTAGGCACTGCGCCTGAACCGAAGGCTTCCGGGTCATCTGGGGAACCCAATAACTCCGCCTGTACAATGTCTCTTGTAGTTTCGTTTGATACTCCGCCACACCACGCAGTAATGGGCTGAGTATACCTACGGCCTTTCCACCACTTGGGATATAGCCCAGTAAGGTGGTATGCTACTTCTGCTGCACCACAATAGGACTTACCTATACGGTTAGCCGCCATTAGCAGACGTTGATTGCAATCTGCACCAGTTTCGTGGAAGTTCTGCTGGTAGGGGTAGGGATCATAGAAGTCGATTTTATTAAACCGTTCCCTCTGCCTGATCTCCCTAGCTATCTCTACCGCTTGTTCTAATTCTACTCTGCTATGTGCCATCTCTATATCTTTACTCAGATACTTCAACCCCGTTTATTATTGTATCTTTGTATTGGCATATTATGTCCAAATGCTCTCGCGCATCTCTCGTTTTTTCTTTAAGTTACCATACTTTTCCATTAGCTCTTGATCAAATTCACTTTGTCGCCAAGCATCTGCCCATTTATTCCATTTAAACATTGTCTCTGGAACAATACCCGCAACACCGCCAACCGCAGATATTCCTTTACCCAATTGTTCCGCTTTAGTTAAATCAGGATTAGTAAAATGAGAAGCCCCCTGCGCTGTAGAGATAAGAGAGCCAACTACAGGCAAGCCTTTTAATCCATACATCGCCGCTTTCTTAACTCCCGGCACCATATTAATTAAACTTCTTTTTACAACCTCGCCAACATTTCCCACTGGCCTACCCGTTTTACTTACAATATTTTTTCCTACAGATTTCCATGATCTTACATTAGGGAGGTCTTTAAAATAACCTATAGTTTCGTTTGGCAGAGGTGGTAAATTATTCTTTAAAAGGTAGTCATTAAAAGCATATGCATTCTTCAACCCCTCTTTAGAAGCCCCTACCCCCGGCATCCTTTCGTTCATTCTAAGATATTCATTTACATCTTTAGAGGTTAGTTTAGACCCAGCTTCTACATTTTCCCTATATGGTTGCAAGAATACATTAGACATTGCATTCCTTAATTGGGGCCATAATTCTGCACCCTTTGGTAACCCATGACCACCACTTAATCTAAATTTATCTGCCTCCTTTAATCCCATTTGTCCAGAGGCTACCAATTCATTTAACCTTCTATTTACAACCTTTATATGTCCTTCTAAAGTTCTTATGCCGGGAGGAACCTTCCCAGCTTCCGGTGTCCATCTAAATGTCCTGCCCTTAACGGAGGGTTCTATTCCTACACCCCTTGTTCTTAGGTCAAGAACTTTTCCCAAGTCATCAGCATCTGTTGGAAAGTACGGATTATTTTTGTAAATTTTTAATATTTTATGGGCTTCTGACTTCATATCTCCAGCTTCTTCCGCCCTATCTACAGCCCTCTTTATGATAGTGGATAACATCCTTCTATTAGATTCTGATGTTTGACCTATTTGAGTTCTTGGATACCTAGCTTGACGATAACCGTTTTTATCCCTCCAGCTTAGATCGTATGTTAATTTATCTAAACGTGTAATTCTTTCTTCATTGGTGTCATATTTTTTTAAAGAATTCATTATCCTCTTAAATTCTTTTTCAGGTATATTTTTAGCTTTTTTATGATAAAGCATAAAATTATATGAATCATTCCATGCCTTTTTTAATGATACCTTATTCCCCCACCAATCATTTACAATTTTATCTGGATCACCTATAGAACCACCAATCAAATAATTCGTACGAGCCACATTAATTCACCAGATCAGGTATTTCCGATATGGAGCTAGACCCCGTTAGAGCCTCCAGTTCTCTCTTTAGTTCATCAGTAGATGCAGTCTCCACATGGGAAATCTCTGTTTTGACCTTCTCAGTGGGTTTAAGGCCAGCCCTGTCCAGTATATCCTTTACTGCTCCAAGTCGCACAGACTCGCTCTCAGCGCCTTCAGAGAGGGTTTTAAGCTGGGTTAAGGCACCGGGTACGCAATCCATTATCATCTTCTTGGTGCGCTCCTCGATCTGAGTCTCGAACTGGTTCTTTAGCTCATGGCCCCGTTGTTTGGGATGAGAGTAACCAGCGGTGGCCGCAGCTTTAGCGGCATTACCATGAAGGCAATACTGCTCAATAAATGTTTCTTGCTTTGCGGTTCTCATATTCCCTTCCAGTTGCTATAGATGCTGGCTCTATAAGTTTTTCTGCAAAAAATTGTGGTAAATCAGGTTTAGTCTTAACGACTTCTTCAACTAACTTTCCAGCAGCAGCCATTGGGTCTTCTTTCCCCAATCCCTGTGTTGGCCCTTTCTTAGCCGGGGCTTCAATACCGGCCATCTTGTATTGCTTGTCTGTCAGCCTGTGTTCACCGTAGAACATTGTCCAGAATCTATTCCTGAAACCCATTTCCAGACCTTTCCTGACCCAGCCATGGCCTAGATCAAGTTCATCAGCCGACAATACTCTAGCTACTCCAGTCTTAGCATTAACAACTATACTGCCCGGTAGCGTACCTAAAAGAGCATGAGTGGTTCTCTTAGAGGTATTAAAGATAAAGTACGGATCACCGTCTATAGTTAATTCATCTACTTTAGGCATTTTAGAATCATAGTTAGCGGTATAAGTTTTTATACTCTTATCGCGCTTATATTGACCACCACCTTCAGTATAGGCCAGCCAATCAATCCCTGATCCCCTCTGCTTCTTCTTCATGGGTAATGGAACCTTCTTACCATCTCTATAAAGAACATACCCATTCTGTCTCATCTGGGCAGCCTTCTTCACCCTGTGGACCTTATTAATATAATCAGAAGTTAAGGATGCTTCTGGAAGACCATCATACAATGGGTCTGTTGATTTTTTCCAGCTTCCCGCCTTAGTTAGCGGTGTATCAAAATTAAACCTATAGTCACCAAGTATACGCGCCCATGTATCACCGAACACCTGTAATCCTGATCCCTTGGTAGTCAATACATCAATATGCCGTGATGTTGCAGATAAAATCTGACCGGGATTGGCACCAGCGGTATATATATTAGTATCTTTACTGCTCATCTTGCCGCCCTTCCCAAGACTGTATTCTAAGAGCGGGGCAAGGAATTTATCCGGTACATTTATACCGAACATCTCTCTTGCCATCTGAGGTGTCATCATTCCAGTAGCCTCTATCAGGGCTGGGTGGAATGCTTTTATGGCATCCATATATTTAGGCGGAACAGCCTCACCACGCTTCATTCTAAACCCTATATCCTTCTCCAGTTCCGATATAAGGACATTCTGGTGATGTTTTCTAGTCTTGTCCTTAGTGGCTGTTAAGGCTTTATTATGATGATAAAGAAGTGATCTAACAACCGTTGGGGAGAATCCAGTTTCCCTAGCTATAGTCTGGTAATAAGGATTGCTGAGAGATAGCATACTACCGGCAGCTTCCATAGCACCTTGTAGCAAAGCCACGAATTTACCACCCGGCTTAGGAGAGTAATAGCCAAAGTCTTTCTGACCACTAATCACCTTCAGGAATTCGCTTAGAAATGTCCCATGTCTTGCCCGCACATCTATACCGAAATGGTCTGGGATTTTGCCCATAACACTTTTGAATGCATTAGGGTTAAATTTGTCAGCCTTCGGGAACATCCCTTTATAAGTTGTACCCAATAATCTGGAGAGGGGCACAATATTAGGAGAGGTATACACGCCAGCGCCTACTCCATGGCCCAGCTTCTCACCCGTCCATTCCGCACCAGCCCGTAATGCTTTTTCGAACTGCTCTGGAATGAAGGTTACAGTTTCCTGTCCAGCCCTTCTAGCTTCCGTTTGAGGGAAATCAGGGGATGCCTCAAGCATCGCCTCTTCCATATTACGGCTTAAAGACTGTATTCTAGTTTCACCCGGCTCAGGCCAGATAAGACCCATATAGCCAGCAGGAACAGCTTTAGCAAGCCCTTTAGCCATGCCCACCGCTGTTTCACCCATGCCACCAAAGAAGTCAGTATAGTCATCAGCCCATGAACCGAAAGGACTCTCCTCTCTTTCCCGGTCTAATACAGAAACATACTTATCTTCTAGTATTTCTCCTGTACGAGCCTCACGCTTCTTCTCTGCTTCAACGATAAGACGAGCGCCATCCTCAGACTTACGCCTTTTCTTTAGTCTCCGTATCTCGTCAAAGTATTCTTCTTCATTCATTTTAGAAAGTAAAAATCAGCCCAGATAGCAGTTCCGAATATAGAACCAAGAATAGCAATTATCATAAGGGCTGGGAATATATACTCCTTCATTTTCATTTAAAAATATACCAGATCAACAAACTGGCAGCGGTAATGTCTACACAGATAGACCATGCTATGTAACTTCTCAATAGCCACTTAGTCAATCTGGAAGCTAGAACCGCATCCGCACGAACTGGCCCCAGTAGGGGGCGTAAAATGGAATGTAGGTCTAAAAGGATCATCTATCCAGTCCATCTTGGCATCACTCAACAACTCCAAAGAGATGGGGTCTGAGAATATTGTGTCCGACAGCATCTGAGCATCTGAAGGTATGTCTGTGGATGGCGATAGCTTGATTTGATAACCTGAACATCCGCCACCTTCTAGATGTATCCCTAAAAAGCCTTCGCCATTTAGGGTTGAATCTACCTTTGTCTGCGCTGATTCTGTTATTGTCATTAATGCCCCGCACCTCCGCAACCTCCACACATTCCTGTACCACCCTGCCCCTTGAATACATCACTAAATACAAATGTTGGACTCATGCCGGAGGTATCATAGTCTATTGTTGCCCCATCCATAAACTGGTACGCAATAGGGTCGATAAGAAGGTAGGGCGCTATTTCAGTATCACGATCTAACTTCTGGTCAGCAAAGGTCAGGTTATGCGCCATGCCAGAACAGCCAGTTCCCTGAACAAATGGTCTAACCGCTACCATGCTGCTTTCTATGCACATGGATTCGATTTTATTTCTCGCTGATTCTGTTACCGTTATCATCAAGCAGCAAGCAATCCTCGCGGACCACCGTTCATACCCATAGCGGCATTTGTCGCTTGAATTCCTGCACCACCATTAGCGGGAATACCGGCGGGTAAATCAGGTCCGGGCTGACCACCCATGCCGGGGATATTCATTCCGGCTGGAGGTACAGCGGGTTGTCCAGCGGCCTCAACGGCGGCCATAATCTGTTCCGGGGGCATACCAGCAGCAATAAGCTCTTGCATGATCATATCGCCTTCAGCCTTTAATTGTGCCAGCCTAGCCAGCCTTTCTCTTGGGTCCATTAGGATAACTCCTCGTTTAGTTTGTGTATCGAATCAGATACTTTGGAAGTAAATATAGAGGGAAACAACCCATGTACCACAGCAATCAAGGATAAACGAAATAGCTTTGAAGCAAGCCCCAACGCAAAACGTAGATG